CCGTTGCAGGGGATCTCTTCTCACGCCTACTGGTGACGGCGTTCGCGAACCGTGGCCGCGGTGCTTACCTAAAAGGACGGCCCGACACCGCATTACCTGCAGTGCAGGGGATCACGGTTCATATCCCGGCCCGGCGACCGAGTAATACCCGGCGCGGACATGTGCGGCTCCATACCGGCGGCTCCATACCTCAGAGCAGCCAGCACACGTCCTCCGTTCTTGCTTTCCACAGCAAGGACGGGGGACGTGACCCACCACCCAGCTTCCACCCTCAGATGGTCAAAACCGGGGCTGACAGCCCCGCAGGACAACGAACAGAGAAGGGAGAACCACAGTGCGACAAGAGATCACGCTCTACAGCGGCAACACACGAACGGTCCGCATGGTGACGAAGCACTTCGCAGAGACCAGCTTCACGGTGACCACACGAAGCGGAACACCCGACCACGCGGACTTCGTCGTTACGACCGGCAGCCTGCAGCGACCGGTCGAGGTGTTCGCCGCCCAACTCGGCGCGACACCTGCAGTCATCCCCGAAGCCCTGCTCTACCTCACCGGGCAGGCCCACAACCGCGGCGGGCTGGTGCTCGTCGGATCGGACAGGAAGGCACAGAGCGATGAGTGAGTGGCAGAAGGATCTCAGCGCGGTCGGGTTCGAGGCGGCCGACCTGGTGCAGCGAGTCCGAACCATCGTCCTCGCGTGCGAGTCCCTGTGCGACCGCGTGCCCGAGGAGCTGCAGCCCACCGTCGCCCGTGCCCGGTTCTCGATCGACGCCGCGGTCGCACTGCTCGAGGGTGGCGCGGAAGCCCTGTGTCAGCTCGACGACGAGCAGCAGCTCGACGCCCTGGCCGACGTCGTCGAGATCGACTCGGCCGGCCCCCGCTTCTCACGGCCCGGCGGCACGCCGGACCCTGCCGATGGATGGCCGCGGTGACCGCCCGCACCGTTCGCCAGGCGGTCTCGGCCGTGTCGCTGCCGACCCCGTGCCGTGGACGGCCCGAGCTCTACGAGTACGCGAGCCTGCCCGGCCGGCGGTGGATCGAGCGCCGGGCAGTCGCCCAGCGCCTGTGCCAGGGCTGCCCGTTGCTCGGTGCTCCCTGTGCTCGGCGCGCCCTCGCCGAGGATGCGCCCGGCGGCATGGTGTGGTCCGGCGTCCCCGTCCCGGACCGCAACCGGATCGGCGACTACCGCCGCGCCCTTCTCCTGCTCGAGGAGATGGCCGGCCATGAGTGAGCGCAGAGACCTACCGCGGGCAGTCAAGGACCGGGTGCTAGCCCGGTACGACCGGTGCTGCGCCCAGTGCGGCAGCGACGACCGGCCCGAGGTCGACCACATCATCCCCTGGTCCATCAGCCAGGACGACAGCGAGGACAACCTGCAGGTGCTGTGCTTCACCTGCAACCGGCGCAAGGGCGCCCGCGTCGAGAGCGAGCGAGGCACCCACTTCGCCGGCCGATGGTTCCCCAACGGCCCCGTCCATGCATGACCATGCAAGAAATTACATGCCTTGCAGGGCTTGACAGCACAGCCGGGGGGTGCTCCACGCCCCGGCTTTTGCAACGGCCCGGCCCTGACACCAGCGCCCTCCCGGGGCTTGCACCCCCCAGGGGCCAGCAGGTCGAGACGGCCACACCTCGAGACGGCGAGCGCGGATCGGATGCAAGAACTTGCATCGAACCTTGCAAGGGTGTTCAGCGAGTTTGCATGATAAGCGATGCAGGATCTTACACAGGAAGGCGGCACTCCGATGAACCTCAGCGACCCCGAGGTAAAAGCCCTGGTCACACGCCTGGAGATGCTCGAGCGGGACGTCGCAGCCCTGCACGAGGCCGGCCAACCGGCCATGCCCGAGCAGATGGCATCGGCGGTGGTGCGTAACGCGACGTTCGAGCAAGCCGTCGACCTCCTGCTCGACTCGTGCCCGTGGGTCTCGGACGAGCACACCCCGTACGTCTCGGCGCTGTTCAAGCTCGCCCGGCAGATCGACAGCCAGCAAAAGCCCAGTTCAGCGGCCATTATGGAGTTCCGCATGAACGTCAACGACCTTCGGCGCTGCGCACCCGAGGACACCGGCGGCAAGGTCGATCCGTTCGACGCGCAGCTCGCAGAGATCCTCGACTCATGAGTGCACCCGTCCTCGAGGTGGAAGCACCGCCCGTCTGGCTGCCCGGGACTTACACCCGACCGATCGAGAACCCTGATTACAGCGAGGGCGATCGGCTGATCAAGCTCGCCGAGGCGGTGTTCCGGTTCGAGCAATCCGACGAGATGCGCCTCGACGACTGGCAAAAGTGGCTGGTCAGAGAGGTTTTGCAGAAGTACCCGGCGGGTCACGAGAAGGCCGGCGAACTGGTCTATAAGCAGGTCGTGGTGTCGATGGGCCGACAGAACGGCAAGACGGTGCTCGGCGCGGTGTTCGCGCTGTACGGGCTGATCCTGATGGTTCCCCGGGCACCCGAGGTGATCTCGCTCGCCTCGACCGTGGAGCAGGCAAAGAACCTCTATCGCAAGGTCCGTTACTGCGTCGACAACGTGCCGCTGCTGGCCTCGCGGTTCAAGACCACCGACCGCAACGGCGTCCGCTCGACGCATCCGAAGAAGCCGGCGACCTACGTGGTCAAGGCCGCGGGCGACGGCAAGGGCCTGCAGGGGTTCTCCGGCTGCCTGATGCTGCTCGACGAACTGCACATTCTCAAACCCGAGGCATGGTTCGCGCTCGTGCTCGGCGCGTCGGCGCAACCAAAGTCCCTGGTCATGGGCCTGACGACTGCCGGGGACGACCGTTCAGAGCTGCTCAAACGGCTATACGAGACCGGCCGTGCGGCAGCGCAGAAGGCGCCCGACCACGATCCGCGGTTCGGATTCTTCCTCTGGGAGGCCGAACCGCACCTCGATCTCTACGACCCCGAGGCGCTGCGCCAGGCGAACCCGGCGATCTCGTCCGGGCGCCTGTCGCTCGCCGACGAGCTGCGCGCGGGCAAGGGGATGCAGGAGTCGGAGTATCGGCGCTACCGGCGCAACGAGTTCGTGAGCGTGGAGAACACGTGGATGACACCGGCGGCGTGGGCCGCGGCCGGTGGTTCCGGCATCCCCCCTGGTCGGCATCCGATCATCGTGTCGTTCGCCCGCACCCGCGGCTCGTGGGATCGAGTGGCGGTGTTCGCATCCACGCGCATCGACGACGTCGTTTACAGCGAGCGGGTCGCGACGTTGCAGTACGCGGACACCGAGTGGCTCGAGCGCGTATGCCTCGAGCTGAACAAGCACCACACGGTCGAGAAGTTCGTGACCGACTCGGACACCATGCGGCCGACGATCATCGCTCTCGGGCAACAGCACAACCTCCCCGCCGAGTACCTCACCCGGGGGAACATCGCGAACGCGACGGTCACGGTTCATTCAATGGTGAAGACCGGCAGGCTGATTCACGACCGAGATCCCGAACTCGCCGCCCAGATCCCGAAGGCGGTCACGGTCAATTCCGGCGGTGGCGTCGTGCTGGACATGCGGAAGAGTTTCGGCGACATCGAGGCGGTCTACGCGATGGTCATGGGCGCGTTCATGGCCGAACAGCAGAAAGAAGTGGTGTCGCCGATTTCCATCTTCTGACCTGCGCAAACCACGCACGTCTTCCCAAATGAGAAGAATTGTGTGTCATCCTTCCGGCCGTGGGAGCAATACGAAGGTTCTTCGGATTCGAGACGCGCGCTGAGAGCGCCGGTGGCGACTCCCCCCTGCCCGGCGTAATCCCACCCTCCCGCTCGTCGCTCCCCGCCGTCACCGCCCGCGATGCCCTGAAAGTCTCTGTGGTGTCGCGGGCGGTCGACATGACCAACACGATGATCTCGGGCCTGTCCCTCGCCGAGTACGACCACCAGGGCATCCGCAAGAGTGCCGGCACCTCGATGCTGCTGACGAAGCCGAGCACCGAGGTCGACTACGAGGAGTTCCTGCAGCAGTCGGTAAACGACTTCCTGCTGCACGGCGAGTTCTTCTGGTACAAGACTCTCGGATTCCGTGGCGAGACGGTGAATATCCGTGTGCTGCCGCCGGATTCGGTCACGGTGACGATGGACCCGCAGACCGGCATCCGGGAGTACGGCTGGTCGCACGGCACCGTCCCGCGCTCGCGGATCGTGCACAAGCGGCACACCACGCTCTCGGACGAGCCCCGCGGTATGGGCCCGGTCGACTTCGCGCAGACCGAGTTGCGCCTCGCGCTCATGGTCCAGAAGTTCCAGCTCGCGTGGTTCGACGGCGGGATGCCTCCCGAGGGCAAGCTCAAGACCGACCAGAATCTCAACTCGGACACGCGCGCGCAGCTCGCGGCCGACTGGAAGGCGTACCTGGCCGACCCGACCAACCGTGTCGCGATCCTGTCGAACGGCATCGACTACGAAGCCCTGATGCTCAAGCCGGCCGACGCGCAGATGATCGAGGTTGCCGACGCGATCGACCGCAAACTCGCCCGGATCTTCGGGCTGTCCGGTCACGACCTGCTCATCCCCCTGCAGG